AGATACTGGAGAAGTAACTTTATCTGATAATCCAAATCCTGAAAAGTCTTATATTGTTCCTGCACAAAGAAAAAATTCAAAAGAATCTGCTTTTGCAGATATTGATTATTTAAAAGAATTAGGAGTTATATTATCACGAGAATTTAATCAAGATAGTTTCTTTTTTAAACCTCCAAATGAAAAAGATTCTTCTGCTTATTTTATTGATAAAAATGATAAAGTAGATATGAAATTTGATGATTTTACTGTTAATGATATGGAACAAATATATTTTACTCAATTAAGAAAGAAACCAGGAAGATTTAGTGCAATAGAAGAAGGGAAAATTAGAAATTTTGCTTTTTATATACCAAATTCTCCAAAATCATTTGCAGAGGCAAAAAGAAGATATGGAGAGATATTTATTAGAGTAAAGGAAAAAAATAAATGGAAATTGCAAAAAAAGAATTAGTATCTCTTGTAACAGAAGAATTAAAAAAACTTCATGAAGAAGAAAAATTAGATGGTCCAAAAATAATGAAATCTGGAGAAGGTTATTATGTTGGATATACGATTTTTAATGAAGAAACTGGAAAATGGGAATTATATGAAGAAATGTCTCAGTTTTATCCAACAGAGGAAGAAGCAGTTGAAGCTTTTCAAAGAATGAAAGAGATAGGAATTGAAGAGGCTATTAGAGATTATCTTCCTGTTTCGTCTTCTCATAAAAAAATGACAAAAGCAATAAAAGATTTAGAAAAAGAAGAACCAGAAAAAAAAGAAATTCCTTCTCCAATTGAATATGAAAAAGAAAAAGAAGTTCCAAAATCTGTTGAAATGGGAATAAGTGATAAAGATTGGATTAAGATTGTTAACACTGTTAAGAATAAAGGAATAAAAAAGTTAGCAATGGTTAGTGATCCTATAAAAAGAGAAAAAATAAGACTTGCTTTAAAAAAGATTTTTCAATCAGTTTAAAATTTTCTTTTCTAGTTATTATTGGATATTAGAATAATATAAAACTATTTACTAAAGAATAAGACTATAATCAAGACTTAGGAAGAGGAGAAAAGTAAATGACAGTTAAGAAATTTAAATTCGTTTCACCTGGAGTTATGCTTAACGAAATTGATAATTCACAGCTTCCAAAAGAACCAGAAGATATTGGACCTATTATTATTGGTCGGGCTTCACAAGGTCCAGCAATGCGTCCAGTAAAAGTAGATTCTTTTGATGAATTTGTTGAAATATTTGGTAATCCGTCTGCTGGTGGTCAAGGTGGTGATGTATGGAGAGAAGGTAACTTTTCTGCACCTTTATATGGTGTATATGCAGCGCAAGCTTGGCTTCGCAATGCAACCCCAGTAACTTATATTAGATTATTAGGTGAACAGAATGATAATGCTACTACAGATGGTGCTGCTGGATGGGAAACATCTGGTTCACCTGATGCCGATATAGCAAGCAATGCTGGAGCATTTGGTTTGTTTGTTGTAGCAAGTGGTTCTTCTGCCGATCATGGAGAGGCTGCGTTAGCTGCCGTGTTCTATATGGATGAAGGGATGGTCAGACTTTCTGGTTCTTCTCCAGCCGGTACTGAAGTTGGTGCTGCCGGAAGTAATACCGGAGCTGCTGCATTAGTTCAGTCTATCGGCTCAGATCACGAATTTAAAGCTGTTATTACTGATGATTCAGGAACAGATTTATATACAACTGCATTTAATTTTGATGAAAATTCAGATAAATATATTAGAAAAGTTTTTAATACTAATCCAATTTTAACAAATGCTTCTGTTACTACAACAGCAAATATAAAAACTTATTGGTTAGGAGAAACTTTTGAAAGATTTTTAGAAGATACGGTAGGAGCAGGAACTGCTGGTAATTCTTATGCATTTATTATGGCTTTGGGAAGTGGAAGTGTTTCTGGTGGAGATTTTCGAATGGGAACTCAAGCAGCTCAAACTGGTTGGTTCTTTTCACAAGATTTGAGTAGTGATTATGCAAATTATGATCCAGACAATATGCCAAAACTTTTTAAATTTGTTGCTTTGGATAGCGGTGAGTGGGCAAATGGAAATATTAAGATTTCTATTGAAGATATTAAACAATCAACAAATAGTGAAACTGAATATGGTACTTTTAGTATTGTTATAAGAAAAGCAATTGATAATGATGGAAAAGTTATAGTTTTGGAAAGATTTACTAATTGTAATTTAGATCCAACATCTTTAGACTATGTAGCAAGAAAAGTTGGTGATAAATATGATGTTTGGGATTCAACAACTAGACGTTATATAGAATACGGAGATTGGGATAATCGATCTAAATTTATTCGAATTGTTATGAATGAAGAAGTAGCTGCTGGATCGAGTGAACCTACTTTACTTCCATTTGGTGTTTATGGTCCTTTACGATATAATTCTGTAACATTATCTTCTGGTTCTGATGTTCCAGCTAATTCTTTTGCTCTGGGAAGTGGATCAATTCCATATGCTATTCATCCATCTGGAATGGGAGTTTTGAGATCTGATTTGACAGATTTTACTGCAAGTTTAACTTTTCCAACAATTCCTTTGAGAACAACTGCACAAGCAGAGAATTTTGCTTCTCCAACCGATGGATATTGGGGTGCAGATAGCACTAAATCTAGTTCGACTAGATTTTCAAAGCAATGGATTGATATTGTACGTCCGAAATGTGCTGATGTAGATTCTTTCACAGATGGTGATTTAACAGAAGCAATGTGGAAATTTTCGTTAGATAATTTAAAACAATCTGGTTCTACAACAAATGCTCTTTATGATTCAACATATAGAGTTTCAGGTTCTTCATATACGGCTACTGGTTCTGGAACTTATAAAACTGTTTTAGAGGCTGGTTTTGATAGATTTACTTCCCCAATGTTTGGTGGATTTGATGGTTTTGATATTACAGAAAAAGAACCATTTAATAATACTAGAATGGGAACAACTGAAGTTAGTTCTTATGCTTATAATACTCTTCGAAAATCAATTGATATGGTAAGAGAATCAGAAGTTGTCGAATGTAATAAAATGGTAATACCAGGTTTGACAAATGAAGGATTAACTGGTTTTCTAATTGATACTTGTGAAAATAGGGCAGATGCTCTTGCAATTATTGATTTGAATGGAGATTATGTTCCAAATACAGAAACAACCGATGCAGAAAGTTCAAGACTTCCTGTAGTAGCAACAATTGCTTCTAATTTGAAAGATCGTGCTATTAATAGTAGTTATGGTTGCGCATATACTACATGGGTTCAGATTAGAGATGAAATTAACAATGCTATCGTTTGGGTTCCACCGTCCGTTGTGGCATTAGGAACAATGGCTAGTAGTGCAAGAAAAACTGAAGTTTGGTTTGCACCCGCTGGATTTAATAGAGGAGGATTGTCAGAAGGATCTGCGGGACTTCCAGTTGTTGGAGTTCGGAAGAAGCTTTATAAGGATGATAGAGATCTTCTTTATGAACATAATATTAACGCAATTGCTTCTTTCCCATCAGAAGGTATTGTTATAATGGGTCAAAAAACTCTTCAAACAACACGTTCTGCTTTAGATAGAGTAAATGTACGTCAGATGATGATAGAAGTTAAAAAGCAGATTTCTAGATTTGCAACTAGAGTTTTATTTGAACCAAATGTGCAACAAACTTGGTTAAATTTTAAGGGAGTTGCAGAGCCTTATTTGAGTAGTGTAAAATCTAGATTTGGTTTGAATGATTTTAGAGTAATTTTAGATGAATCAACCACAACTCCAGATTTGATTGATAGAAATATTATGTATGCAAAGATTCTTTTGAAACCAACTCGTGCAATTGAATTTATTGCGATTGATTTTGTAATTACAAACACTGGAGCAAGTTTCGAAGACTAAAAATTGATTTAAGAGTCTACTTATAGAAAAGAAATAGAGGAGAAAAATAAATGGCATTTTGGAGAGACGCATTAGCAGCAGAACCAAAAAGAAAACATCGTTTTATTGTACAATTTGTAAATTATGCTGGTGGTGGACAAGTTCAGTCTTATTATGCAGCAAAAATTGGGAAACCAGAAATAACGGTTAATACAACAGAACATAAGTATCTTGGGCATACTTATAAATTTCCCGGAAATTTAACATGGAATGAAATTGAAGCGGAATTTGTTGATGTTGATCGTTCTGCTCTTTCGTTTTTAGAAAGATTGCAGAGTTCTGGTTATAATCCTCCATTAGATGAATTACATACAACTACAATTTCAAAAGATAAAGCAGTTGGTTCTGTAGGAGTTGTACAAATTATTTCTCTTGGAGCAAATACAAAACTTTATGTTCCGGGTCAATCCCCTGTTCCGGCAGAGCCGCCAGAAGGTGGTACAGCAAGATATATTGATAGTTGGTCATTAAAGAACGCATGGATTAGTAAATTAGGTTTTGGTGAAGCTGATTATGATGCAGATGATATTTTAAGAATTTCTGTTACTTTTGTTTATGATTGGGCACGATATGAAAATTTTGAATATAATAAAATTGTTTGGCCATAATTAAAAAATTCTTTATTTCTTTTCTTTCTTATGTTATAATTATCTAAAAACGAGGTGATATATGTCTAATAGAAACGAAGACCGTTTAGGATTAGGATTACCTATTCCTTCGAAAGATTCTTCTGAACCAACAGAAGTGTTAGAAGAAGTTGGAATGGGTTTAGATTTTCCAGCTCCAACAGAATATGTTAATTTACCAAGTGAAGGAAAATATTATCCGGAAGGACATCTTTTAAAAGGACAAGAATCAGTTGAAATTAATTTTATGACAACAAAAGATGAAGATATTCTTTCTTCTAAACTCCTTTTAAAAAAAGGAAAAGCTGTTGAAAAATTTGTTGATCATATTTTAACAGATAAAAGATTAAAGTCTAAAGATCTTCTTATTTGTGATAAAAATGCTATTTTAATAGCAGCAAGAATTTCAGGATATGGAAATCTTTATGAAGCTGGTGTTATTTGTCAAAGTTGTGGAGAAAAGTTTAAACATACTTTTGATTTAAATGAAATTACTCATAAAGAAAAAAAAGAAATAGAAGATGTTATAGAGGGTGAAAATACATTTTTAGTAACTTTACCTAAAACAAAATGGATTGTGGAAATTAGACCATTATTTGGGAAAGATGAAGAAAAACTTTTTAAATCAATGGAATTAACAAGAAAAGGAAAAAAAGAAGATTCTTTATTATCAGATCAAATGAAATTAATGATTGTTTCTGTTACTGCACAAGGAAAAAAGTTTGAAGATGAAGTAAATTTAGATAAAGCTGTTAAAAATATGCCAGCTATTGATGCGAAATATTTAAGAGAAGCATATGGTAAACTTTTCCCAGCATTGGAAACGACTCAAGAAATTTTATGTCCTGAGTGTGGAATAGAACAGGAGGTAGATATGCCCATTGATGTGGGCTTTTTTTGGTCTAAATGATAAATATATGGAATCTATTTACGAACAACTATTTTTGCTTAAATATCATAGTGGCTTTAGTTTATTTGAATCTTATAATCTTCCTGTTGGACTCCGAAATTGGTTTTGTGAAAAACTTCAAGAT